ATACCAAAGGTTTGTGGTAGAGCCACCAGAGAACGCTAAAGTCGTTAAAGTAAACTACATGGATAACCCATGGTTTCCTGAAGTGCTAGAGATAGAACGCTTACATAGTGAAAAGACTAACCCTGACTATGCAAACATCTGGGAAGGTGAATGTAAAGCAGCTGTAGATGGTGCTATCTATGCTAACGAGATACGTGAAGCACAAGAGAATAACCGTATTACTACTGTTCCTTATGACCCTATGCTAAAGGTTCATGTAGTTATGGACTTAGGCTTTAATGACTCTATGGCTATCATATTATGCCAACGTGGTGTATCTGATATACGCATTATTAAATACATAGAAGATAATCATAGAACATTAGACAGTTTCTCATCTGAGATAAGGTCATTAAACTATAATTGGGGTACAATGTTCTTACCGCATGATGGTAAGTCTAGGGATTATAAGTCAGGTCTGTCAGCAGAAGACATTATGAGGAAACAAGGCTGGAGTGTTCGTATAGTTCCAGTATCAAGTATAGAAGCTGGTATTAAGATAGCTAGGATGCACTTCCATAAATGCTATTTTGATAAGTCTACACAAAGACTATTAGAATGTTTAAAGAATTATAAGAGGTCAATTAACTCATCAACCAATGAACCAGGCGCACCTTTACATGACGAATATAGTCATGGTGCAGACGCATTTAGATATATGGCTACATCTGTAGAGCAAATGAAGAATGAGTCTTGGGGTGGTGAGAAGATAATATATAACAACCGAAGTATCGTATAGGAATTTACTGATGAAAATACAGGACATGGAGATAATTGCACAGATAGAGGCAGAAGAGAATATTGCCTATGGTGTAAATGATAGTGCATTATCTAATGATAGAGCAACAGCGATTGACTATTATCTAGGACAACCATTCGGTAACGAAGAAGAAGGTCGTAGCCAAGTTGTATCTTATGACGTTCAAGACACGATTGAGTCAGCACTCCCACAACTCTTAAAAGTCTTTGTAGCCGGTGATAAGGTTGTTCAGTTTGACCCTAAAGGTCCTGAAGACCAAGACGCAGCAGACCAAGAAACAGATTACATTAACCATATCGTGATGGAAAAGAACGAAGGCTTCAAGATATTCTACGTATGGTTTAAAGACGCATTACTCTCTAAAAACGGTTATGTAAAAGTATATGCTGAAGAAGAAGAAGAAGTAGAAGAATACGAATATAAAGGTTTAACAGACGCACAACTACAAATGTTAGCGTCAGATGAGAAGACAGAAGTATTAGAGCATACAGCTTATCCTGACCCATCTGTAAACATGGATGCACTTATCCAACAAGCTATGGCAATGGGACAAGACCCATCTACCATTATGCAACCTATGTTACATGACGTTAAGCTCAAGGTTACAGAAAAGAATACAGAGATTGTTATTGAGAACGTAGCACCTGAAAACATGATGGTATCTGTAGAAGTATCAGGTCCTAACCTACAAGATGCACGTTTCGTTCAGCACAGAGAAGTCATGCAATTAGCTGACATTGCTGAAACATTTGACAAGCCACTAGAATATATTAAGTCTATCATGTCAGACCTTCGTGATACATTTGAAGAAGAGTCTAATGCACGTGATATTTATGACGAAGAATATGACAGAGCTATTGAGTCTAACGAAGCTCTCGTTAAAGATACATACATTAAGTTAGATGGTGAAAGACATAGAGTAGTAGTGTTAGGCAATACTATTCTCTACAAAGAAAAATGCGAGTATGTTCCTTTCGCATGTATCACACCAATGATAATGCCACATAGACATATTGGTCGTTCTTATGCTGACTTGACTATGGACATTCAGCTTATCAAGTCTACACTTATTCGTGGTCAGTTAGATAACATGTATCTAGCTAACAATGGTCGTTATGCTATCTCTGATAGAGTCAACCTAGACGATATGTTGACAAGCCGTCCAGGTGGTATTGTTCGTGTAGAAGGTGACCCAGGTTCAGGCATTATGCCTTTATCACATCCACCATTACCAGCATCATCATTCGGTATGGTTGAATACATGGACTCTATGAAAGAGAAGAGAACAGGTATCACAGCATATAACCAAGGCTTAGACTCTAATAGTCTTAACAAGACAGCTAGTGGCGTATCACAGATAATGAACGCTGCTCAACAACGTATAGAGTTAGTAGCTAGAACATTTGCAGAAACAGGTGTAAAAGAACTATTTAAACTTGTTCACAGACTTGTTAGAACTACACTTACTAAACCTGACATTGTTCGTATTAGAAACAAATGGGTAGAAGTAGACCCAAGAGAATGGGAAGACCGTAAAGACTTATCTATCTCTGTAGGCTTAGGTGCTGGTAATAAAGACCAACAGTTAATGCACTTAACTACTATCCTACAAATGCAAAAAGAAGCTATCCAAATTGGTATTACAAACCCAGAAAAGATATACAATGCGTTGGCTAAACTTACACAAAACGCAGGCTTTAAGAACCCTGAAGAGTTCTGGACTAATCCAGCTAACAATCCACCACAAGCACCACAAGGTCCATCTATAGAAGAACAAGCTATCCAAGCTCAAAAAGAAATAGATGCTATGAAGGTGCAAGCAGAAAATGCTCGTAAGGCTGCTGAACTAGAAGAACGTCAACGTAAAGATGCTGCTGACTATGAAATGAAACAACGTCAACTAGCGTTTGATGAGTGGAAGACTAAACTAGAAAACGATACTAAACTTATGATAGCTGAACTACAAGCTAACAAAGATATCAAGACTACAGCTATGGGTATAAAAGGTGCTAATCCAGACACGTTTACTAACTTTGATGAATATGGTCAAGAGCAACCTAATAATGCGTTAGCGTCTCTTGTAGAAGCTATAAACGCTAATATGGCTAAGTTAGTAGAACAACAAACAATGAATCATCAACAAATGGTAGAAACATTAAACAGACCTAAACAAATCGTTCGTGGTCCAGATGGTAAAGCACAAGGTGTCGTATGACAGTAACCGTCAAGCATAGTAAAACTAATGCTATATCTGACTGGACACAAGCTCAGTTAGACGAGCAAATAGCTTTAGGTAACTTTCCTGCTGGAACAACATTAGCTAACATTGTATTACCTAGCGATTGGAATAATGACCATACGCTAACAGGTGTAGGCACAATGGCAGAACAAAATGCTAATAGTGTAGCTATCACAGGTGGCTCTGTAAACGGAACTACAATTGGTGCTACTACAGCATCCACAGGTAAATTTACATCTGTCACCACACCATCTGTTACAGCAACAACTAACGACCTAACATTAAGTGCTATTAGCACAGGTAATGTCAATTTAGCTACATTAGGTGGAACACAGTTTAAAGCAATAGAAGCTACAGGTTCTGTAAATATATGGAATGTTCGTGGTGGTGATGGCTCTACAACAAGCCCAAGATTTACTACAGAAGGCACAGGAACAAATATTGCAGGTCAGTTTAATACTAAAGGAACAGGTGCATTACAATTCTTTAGTGGCAATACAGAGCAAATGCGTATTACTAACACCGCTTCTGCCGTAAACTATGTTCAAGTAACAGGTGCGGCTACAGGTGCAGCTCCAACAATATCTGCTCAAGGTTCAGATGCTGCAGTAGACTTAACTTTAAATACTAAATCTACAGGCACTTTAAGACTACAATCTAATTCAACAACAAGAGTATCAGTTAATTCAGGTGGCACAGTTGCTTTAGGTATTTCAGCTAGTGGTGGTTCAGGTTTACAAGTTATAGCAACAGGCAGTCAAGTAAACTTTACAACAGTATTAGGTTCAATTACAGGACAAATTCCTACATTAAGTATGGTAAATAGTTCTGATACTAATGTTGGATTAGGTATAGTTACCAAAGGCACAGGTGCTATAGACCTAGCCGCAGGTAGTAGTGGTGTAAATATAAGTAATGGTGGAACAGTAACAGCAGTAACATTAACAAATGCAGGAACAGGTTATACTTCATTTCCAACTGCAACTATAGCAGTTCCTACTACCGCAGGTGGTGTGCAAGGTGTAGTAAGTTTTACTCGTATGTATCCATCAGGATATACAATAAGTTCAGGTGGCACAGGATACACAGCAGGTGATGTTCTTACTATTGTAGGTGGAACTGCTGTAACAACTGCGGCACAATTAACAGTATCCACTGTATCTAGTGGTGTAATTACAGCAGTAACAGTATCTGCTGCTAACTCATATACAGCATTACCTACCAATCCTGTATCAGTAACAGGTGGCACAGGAACAGGTGCAACATTTAATTTAACATATAGTTTAGGTGCGGCTACAACTATATCCAACGCAGGTTCAGGCTACATAGAACAACCTACAATCACCTTTAGCGGTGGTGGTGGTAGTGGTGCTGCGGCTTATGCGACTGTGGGTTCTGTGCCAATTATTCGTTCATTAGCAGGTTCTGGTGCTTCAGGATCATCATTATCATTTTATACTCCTGCGGGCGAATCAGTAAGAATAAATGATCAAGGTGTTGCATCAAGCGGATATGTGCAATTACAAGGAGCATCAGCTACTTCTGGTGGTTCTTATGTAACATCTTCTTATCAAAGTTTATATTTATCAGCTACTGGCGGTCAACAAATAGCGTTCTTTACTAATGGTCAAGGTCAAACTAGACAGTTTAATGTAGCCCACACAGCATCAGCAGTTAATTATGTGCAGGTGACAGGTGCGACTACAGGTAATAGAGCAAGTATTTCAGCACAAGGTTCAGATTCAGCAGTTGGGTTAAACTATGTTACAAAATCAAATGGTGTTCATGCCTTTTACACAAATTCAAATAGCTTACAAGTTGCTATTAGTCATGTAGCAAGCCCTGTAAATTATATTGATTTAAAAGGTTCTATTGCTACAGCATCTCCTGTAATATCAACAGCAGGTTCAGACACTAACATAGACCTAGCACTAACACCTAAAGGTACAGGTGTGGTAAGATTTGGCACATATACAGCTAATATGGCATTAACTGTTCAAGGATATATTGAAATTAAAGATTCAGGTGGTACACTTAGGAAATTAGCAGTAATAGCTTAACTTTAACAAGGAAATAACATGGCATTAATTAAATCAGTAGACACAGACTTTGGTATTCCAGCAGAGTATTGGAACATAGGTGCAGTACAAGAGGACTTTAAAGGTAAAGGCACAGAAGTCACATTCTATGGCTACGCATCTAAAGAAGCTCGTGATGCAGGTAAACAACCCTTATCAGCAGGTAAAGTTCAAATTGCAGGTGATGAATATGTAGCAGGTGCAGATAGAGCAGCACTATACGCTATTATCAAACAAAAGCCTGAGTTTGAAGGTGCTGAAGACGCTTAATGTATTCATCTGCTTTTCAAAGTAACGCTTTCCAAAGCAATGCGTTTGAGATAGCAAGAGCAGTATCCGCCATTATTGGTGGTGTAACAGGTAGTCGTAAAAAGAAAAAGCCACAAGTTAAGGCAAGACAAAGACGTTTCTTTATAGAAGACAAAGGGCAAATACTTATATTTGCTAATGCTGAACAAGCTCAAGCATGGACTTTAGCACAACAGCAATTATCTAAGTCTGTTAAGAAGCGTAAGAAAATATCACTTCCTATTGCAGAACCATTAGAGAAGTTAGACATATCACAGATTAAAGATGTCGCTGAAAAGTATAAGAAGACTACATCTGTAAACAAGCTACTAGAGTCTGGTAGTTATGCTAAAATAGTAACCTTGTATGAAACAATCATACAACAGGACTTCTACATACAATCTTTAAGACGTAAGATTGAAGACCAAGATGAAGAAGATATTGCAATGTTACTCATGGCACTATAAGGATAATTATGGTAGATAAAACATTAGAAGAAGTAAAACGTGGTGAACAAGCAGCAGTTATATTAGAGAACCCTATTTACCAAGAAGCATTACAAAAGGTTAAAGATAGTCTTATTGCTAGTATGGCTAATAGCCCATTAGGTGATGAAAAGACCCATAACAGATTAGTTATCGCACTACAATTACTAAATCAAATTAACAAGCAACTTACTGACGTTATGCAAACAGGTAAGTTAGCAGCTATCCAAACAGATAGACCTAAGTTTAAGATATTTGGGTAAGGACAAGCCCACTTAAAGCTCACTTCGGTGGGCTTTTTTATTGTCTAATTTTAAGGAAAATATTATGAGTGACCAAGTCGTAGAACAGTCACCACAAAGCCGATTAGAGGCTATGCTAGGTGATGATATTCAGGATGATGTAAAACAACAACAACCTGAAGAACAAAAACCAACAGAGGCTGAAGCAGAATCAGAAGCACCAACGGAAGAAGGTGTTGAAGAAGAAGCTACAGAAGAATCATCAGATGATGAAGCTACAGAAGAGGAACAGTCGGAAGATGAAGTTCCTGCCATTCTAAAGCTAAAAGTCAATGGTGAGGAAATTGAAAAGCCACTAGACGAAGTCGTAGCATTAGCACAACAAGGCTTAGACTACACACAAAAGACACAGCAAGTAGCAGAACAACGTAAAGAGTTAGAAGACTATGCTAAAGGTATACAAGCCCAAGAAGCTATCTTTAGACAAGAAGTTGAGCTACAAAATGTGTTAATTAATGAAGTCGCACAAATCACAGCATTAGACCAAAAGTTATCTGCCTATCAAAATGTAAATTGGCAAGAACTTTCTGATAATGACTTTGTAGAAGCACAAAAATTATTTTTTACATATAACCAGTTACAGCAAGAACGTAACCAACTTGTTTCACAGTTTGAAGCCAAAAAGCAAGAAGTCGTCACAAAGCAAACGCAATTGTTATCTGAGAAGATAGCTAAAGGAAAAGAGATTCTAGCAAAAGAGATACCAAATTGGAGTCCTGAGACTAACCAAGCATTGTTATCTACTGGCAAAGAGTATGGCTTTTCTGATGCAGAACTCAATTCAATTGTTGACCCTCGTCACGTAAAGGTATTGCATGACGCTATGCAATGGCGCAAATTACAAAAGAATCCTACTGTAAAAAATAAGATTGCCAATGCAAAACCAGTTGTGAAACCTGGAGCAAAGGACAGCAAAGCGGAAGCCAATTCTAATCACCGTCAATTACGTGAGCAATTACGTAAAACAGGTAAATCAGAAATGGCTGCTAAACTTATTGAAAACATGATTTAATTTAAAAAGGAAAAGATAACATGGCAGCATCAGCAACCAATAGTTATACCGGTAAAGGTATAGCAGAGTCTTTTGAAGACGTAATTTTTGATATTTCTCCAGAAGATACACCATTGCTTTCATTAGCAAAAAGAATGTCAGCAGGTCAAACATACCATCAATGGCAAACAGATGCACTTGCAGCAGCAGGTACTAACAGAGCTATTGAAGGTGATGACTCATCATTCGCAACATTAGCAGCAACAACAGTATTAGGTAACTATACTCAAATCTCAAGCAAAACAGTTCAAATTTCAAACACTTATGACGTAGTTAAAAAATATGGTCGTAAGTCTGAAGTTGCTTACCAACTTATGAAAGCTGGTAAAGAACTTAAGCGTGACATGGAGTATGCTATTGTTCGTAACCAAGCATCATCTGCAGGTGGCGCAGCAACAGCTCGTTCAACAGCAGGTATTGAGTCTTGGATTGTTAATCGTGTATTAGCAACAGGTTCTACATCAGGTACAACACCTGGTTTCTCAGGTGGTACAGTTGCAGCACCAACAGACGGTACTTCAGTAACATTCATTGAAGCAGACTTAAAGTCAGCATTACAATTAGCATGGACAGACGGTGGTGAACCATCACTTATCCTTATGTCAGCTACAAACAAAGCTCGTTTCTCAGGCTTTGCTGGTATTGCTACTAAGTTCAACAACGTTCAAGGTACAACACAAGCTACAATTACTGGCGCAGCAGACGTTTACGTTTCTGACTTCGGTAACCATACTGTGAAACTTGACCGCTTCATGCGTGACCAAGCTGTTTTATGCGTAGACCCAGGTTATGTTGGCTTAGCTTCATTACGCCCAATGGCTAAAGAAGAATTAGCTAAAACTGGTGACAGCACAAAATGGCTCTTAACTGCAGAGTATGCACTTGTGGTTCAAAACCCAGATGCACACGCTAAAGTTCAAAACGTAGGTGCTTAGTAACTAGACGTGATATAATGGAGGGAGTTAATTCTCCCTCTGTTATTTTTATATGCCAATATTATTTGACCACAATAGCGTAACAGGTGTAAGTCAGTACTTTGACTATGACCCAGCTAAAGATACATATTACCTAACTTCTACTCAAGACTTGAGTGGCATGTTAGACAAAATTAAACAGTCTAGAGATAACCCTGAAATATGGGATAAAGGCGTTAAACAAGAATGGGCGCACTTTGCTAGTATTCCACCTGTAGTGGAAATGCAGTTAAAGCAAAAGGGTATAGATATATATAACCCTAACCAAACTAAAGAACTCATAAAAGAAATAAATGAAAACTATCCATATCTTAAGTTGACTACTAAACGTGGATGATATTTTATACAGGTAAAACATTAAACGGTCATTACAGAACTGATAGAATGACTAAGAGAAGAAAGTCTGATAAAGATAAAAGATATTATCAACATTTGCAAAGAATCTTAAATAGATAAATTGGATAAAGAAGAATTAAAGCAAGTACAGTTAGCCATACATGACCTTATACAAAAAGAACAGTATGAGGTTGCTATGCCTATTATTAACGAAGTATTAATGTTGTATCCAAATGATGCACCTACATTAAACTTCTTGGGTTATATATGGTTGATGGGTGATAAACCTGCATTTGCATATCAACTATTTCGTAGAGCATTACAAGAACAACCAGGCAACAAAGCATTATGGACTTCTCTAGGTCGTGCATGTCACGAAATGGATATGTTTGAAGATGCTATTAAATACTTTTTAAAGTCAGCAGAATTAGACCCTAGCTATGCTATGGCTTACTCTAATGCTAGTGCTTCACTCGTTCAAATGTCTAAATGGGAAGACGCAGAAAAAGCAGCAAAGATGGCTTTGGAATGTGACCCTAAAGAATTACATGCACAATTAAACCTAGCTCATAGTTACTTAGCTAAAGGACAATGGGTAGAAGGTTGGAAAGAATGGGATAAGTCACTAGGTGGCAAGTTCCGTAAAGAATTAGTCTATGGTGATGAACCTAGATGGGATGGTTCTAAAGACAAAACTATAGTTATTTATGGTGAACAAGGTTTAGGTGATGAGATATTCTATGCTTCATGTATACCTGACGCTATAGACATTAGCAAAAAAGTCTATATAGACTGTGATGAACGCTTAGAAACACTATTTAAACGTAGTTTTCCTAAAGCAGAAGTGCATGGCACTCGTAAACAAGATAATGTGAGGTGGTTAGATGGTCTTAACTTTGACGCAAGGTGTGGAATTGGCGGTTTACCTCAGTTTTTCAGAACAACAAACAAGAGCTTTCCTGGGACTCCTTTTCTAGTTCCTGATACAGAACAAGTAAATATGTGGAAGTCCATGTTTAAGACATGGGGTAAGACAGTTATAGGTATCACAACTAAAGGTGGTACATTTAGAACCAATGCTAAAGGTCGTCAACTTACAGAAGATGACTTGCAACCATTACTTAAACGCAAAGATATACAGTTAGTAAGCCTAGACTATAGCGTAGAACGCAAAATTGATGGTATTAAGTACTTTGAATTTGCGACAGACGCAAAAGATTATGACGTTACAGCATCATTAATAGCTGCTTGTGACATGATATTAGGTGTAAACACTACAGCATTGCATTGTAGTGCTGCTATGGGCGTTAAAACATGGTGTTTAGTACCTAAATGGCATCAATGGCGTTATGCACAACCAAGTATACCATGGTATCGCCACATGAGACTAATTTATCAAGACGATAGAACGTGGAAAGAAGTCATTGAGCAACTTAATATCTAACGAATATAGGGAAATGCAGGCAAAACTGCATGAAAATCCTGAATACGGTGTAGCAAGTGTAGCTTATGCACCTATTGTTGATGAAATTATCAAGAACCATAACATTACTAACTTATTAGACTACGGTGCAGGTAAATGTAGACTAAAAGATGCAATAAAATGTGTAGTAAATTACACACCTTATGAACCAAGTAACGAATTATGGAGTCAAACACCAGAACCATGCGAATTTGTTACATGTATAGACGTTCTTGAACATATAGAACCAGAATTACTAGATAATGTACTAGATGACTTGCAAAGAGTCGTAGATAAATATGGTCTGTTTACAATACACACAGGTCCAGCAGCTAAAACTTTACCAGATGGTCGTAATGCTCACTTAATTCAACAACCATTAGCATGGTGGGAAGACAAAATAAAACTAAGATTTAAAATAATTAAACAAGTAGCTATGACTAATGGTTGTATCTTCTTTGTTAAAAAAGGATAACTATGGCGTTCACAAATTACAGTTCATTCGTAACGGTAGTAGAAAACTATCTAGCACGAACAGACTTATCATCACAAATACCTGACTTTATTCAACTAGCACAAACTAGAATGAGTCGTGACTTACGCACACAAAAGATGTTAAGTTCTACTACATTGTCTTTATCATCAGGAACAGTAGCATTTCCTAGTGACTTATTAGAAGTAAGAGAAATACATATACAAGGTAACCCTGTTATTAGACTAGAGTATCAGTCACCAGACTTATTCTTTAGAGATGGTCAAACAACACTTTCAGGTATGCCACATTACTTTACAATGGTAGGTTCAAACTTCCAATTTGCACCTGCACCTGACTCTACAATGACACTTAGCTTATTGTATTATGCACAACCTACATTTATCTCTACAACAACAGCAAGTAACTTATATTTAGTTAATTATCCAGATGCTTTACTCTATTCAACATTAGCAGAAGCAGAACCTTATTTAATGAACGACAACCGTATTCAAACATGGTCAGCGTTATACGACAGAGCTATTGCTAATATTAAAACAAATGATTTGGGTGCAACATATCCATATACAACATTAAGCGTTACGCCAAGATAAAGGAAAATTATGCCAAAGAACAAAATAAGCCAGTATGACTCTACAAGTGCTGGTGCTAATCTAAACACAGATATTGCAGGTATTAATATTGATGAGGGTTGTGCACCTTCTGGTATTAACAATGCTATTAGAACGCTTATGGCACAAATTCGTGACTTACAGTCAGGTGTAAGTGGTGATACTATTCCTGTTACAGCAGGTGGTACAGGTTCAACTACAGCAAGTGGAGCTAGAAGTGCATTATCAGCAGCAGCATCAGGTGCTAACTCTGATATTACATCACTTACAGGACTTACTACTCCATTATCTGTAGGACAAGGTGGAACTAATGCTGCAACATCAGCTTCAGCTAGAGCATCTTTAGGGTTAGTGATTGGAACAGATGTTCAAGCCTATAGTGCTAACACAGCATTTATAAACGCACTACAAACATTTACAGCAGCACAGCGTGGCACAGTCACTACAGACAATGATGGTTCATTTGACATGGCTGTCACTAATAACTTTAAATGCACACCTACTGCTACATTTGCTCTTACATTTACCAACATTACTGCTGGTCAAAGTGGTTATGTATTATTAGTAAACACAGGTGGCTATACTGTAACAGCAGCAGCGACAACTAAAGTAAATACATCATTCTTAACAACTGTATCTACAGCAGGGACATACTTACTTTCATACTTCACAGATGGAACTAATGTATATGTAACTACTGGTGGAGCAATGGCTTAAATGGCTATCTTATCTAACAGCAATGCTATTAGTAGTGGTGGATATAATCTAACGAACTCACTTCGCTTTAGAAGTAGTGCTAGTGCTTATTTAAATAGAACACCAGCAAGTGCTGGGAATAGACAAATCTGGACTATTTCATTTTGGTGGAAAAGAGGAGTACTTTCATCAGAGCAATATATAATTTCTGCTGATACTGCAGGAGCTAATGAAACATGGTTAAGAATTAATGCTGCAGATACATTACAATTTCAAACATTTGGTGGAACAAATGCTAACTTAACTACTTCTGCTGTATTTAGAGACCCATCAGCTTGGTATCATATTGTTATGGCTTATGACTCAACTCAAGCAACTGCTGGAAATAGGTTTAAATTATATGTTAATGGAACTCAACAAACATTAACAGGGACAAATCCAACATTAAATGAATCTCAAGCTATTAATAATACTGTTTCACATCAATTTTGTCGTAGAGCTTCTACATCTGGAAGTTATGCAGATAATTATTTAACAGAAGTAAACTTCATTGACGGACAAGCCCTAACCCCATCATCATTCGGTGCTACAGACGCAACCACAGGTGTATGGCAGCCAGCTAAATATACAGGCACTTATGGCACTAATGGCTTCTACCTTAAATTCTCTGACATAGCTACGACATCAGGTTCTAACGCTGGTCTAGGTAAAGACTTCTCTGGTAATAGTAACTACTGGACTACAAACAATATCTCTGTCACATCTGGCACAACATACGATGCTATGACAGATGTTCCTACTAATACAAGTGCGACTGTGGCTAATTATGCTGTGTTAAACCCATTATGGAAGGGTTCAGTTTTAACACTTGCTGGTGCTAACTTAAATGTAACTTCATCTGGTCTTACTGGTTCTGCTTTATCTACTATAGCTATGGAGTCAGGAAAGTATTATTGTGAAGTAAGACTAAATTCAAGCACAGATGCAACAATTATTGGTATTGCTATTTCATCATTTAACCCAACTACATCTAACTTATCTGGTGCAGGAGGTGTAGGTTATTATGTATCTAATGGTGATAAATTTGTAAATGGCACTCAAACTGCTTATGGTGCATCATGTGCATCTGGAGATATAGTAGGTATTGCTGTAGATATTACTGCTGGAACAATTACATTCTATAAAAACAATGTAAGTCAAGGTGCAATTACTCATGGTTTAACTGGACCATTTTACTTTGCAACAAGTGATGTATCATCTACTTCTAATATTGACCAGTCATGGAACTTCGGTCAAAGACCATTCTCTTACACACCACCTACAGGCTATAACAGACTAAACACATATAACCTTCCAGATAGCACTATCAAAAAAGGTAATAGCTATATGGATGCAAGTCTTTGGACAGGTGATAGTACAAGTCCCAGAGCAGTAGTATCTACATTAAACTTTAAGCCTGATTTTGTATGGACTAAAGTAAGAAGCAATACATATTCAAATACTTTATATGATTCTGTTCGTGGCGGTGGTCAAGCATTATTTTCAGATACAACTGGTGCAGAACAAGCTAACTATACTAATGGTTATATTCAATCATTTAATAGCAATGGTTGGACCATGCAAAATGGTGGCACAGGCGGTATTGTTTTAAATAACTCTGGTCAAACCTATGTAGCTTGGCAATGGCAAGCTGGTCAAGGCACAACATCATCTAACACAAGTGGTTCTATTACATCTACTGTATCTGTAAACACAACTGCTGGGTTTAGCATTGTGACTTATACAGGAACAGGTGCTAATGCTACAGTTGGACATGGTTTGGGTGTTGCACCTAAAATGGTGATTGTGAAGCGTAGAACTGTATCTCCATCAAACTGGGTTGTTTGGCATGGGTCAATACCTAATACGGATTATATTTTGTTAAACAGCACAGCGGCTAAAGCTACATTAGCTTCTGTTTGGAACAGCACATCTCCAACATCATCTGTTTTCTCAGTTGGAACAGACAACGATACAAATGGAAGCACTAATACAACTGTAGCCTATTGCTGGGCTGATGTATCAGGTTACTCCAAAGCATTTAGCTATACTGGTAATGGCTCTACTGACGGTCCGTTTGTATTTTGTAATTTTTTACCTCGTTTTGTATTAATTAAACGAACAGATAGCACATCTAATTGGTATATATTTGATACTGCAAGAAATACATATAATGTAATGAAAGATGAATTATTACCAAATTCTACAAATGCTGAAGCAGATAATTCAAGATGGATAGATTGTCTATCTAATGGTTTTAAAATTAGAAATGATAATGTAGGTCAAATTAATGCCAATGGTGGTACATATATTGGTATGGCATGGGCTTCTAACCCCTTTAAGAATAGCTTGGCAAGGTAACAATTTAACAAAGGAAAAATTATGTTTTTATTAAACGGAAAACACTTACCAGAAGGCACATCATTCTATGACGCTAATGGAGTTCAATATGGTGCTGGGTGGTTAAATCAATCTACAGAAGAACAGAAACTAGCTATTGGTATTACATGGGTAGCTGACCCTATCCCTGTAGACACTCGTTTCTACTGGGACACTAATTTACCTAAAGCTCTTGATGATAAACTAGAAGAAAATGGTTCAACCACTAAAGGTTTAAAGTCACAGTTTGTATCTCAAATTAAAGATACTGCTGGTAAACTACTAGCTAACACAGACTGGTATGTTATTCGTAAGATAGAACGTAATGTAGATATCCCATCAGAAATAGCTCTAAAACGCACACAAATCGTCACAGAAGCGAATAGATTAGAAACTGATATCAACGCATCAACTACTGTAGAAGCTCTTATAGAGGTCTTAAATACACAAAATTGGGGTGAGTAATGCCTACGCAAAGAATAGCATTTACAGAATGGTTACCAGACCAACCTACGACTACTAATGCTTTACTAGAGGCTAATAATGTTTATCCTTTAACAGTAGGATATGGACCATTTCCATTATCTGCTGACTATTCTACTGCTGCTAGTGAAGACTTAAACAATGTAGTGGCTGCTAAATTTGAATTAGAAACACAGTTATTTGCAGGTGGAGCTACTAAACTATTTAAGTTTAACCCAGCTACAGCAGGTTTAACAGATGTAAGTAAGTCAGGTGGATATTCTAGCACAGAACGCTGGAGTTTTACACAGTTTGGTGACGCTATATTAGCCTCTAATAATACAGCTAAAATACAAGCATGGTATGTAGGCACTTCTACAGCTTTTGCAGATGTATCTGCTACTGCACCTATTGCTAAATTTATTACAGTTGTTCGTGACTTTGTAGTCGCTGCTAACATTAGTGGCACACCTAATAAGCTAATCTGGTCGGATATTTCAGATGAGACCGACTGGACAAGTGGTGGTGCATCACAATCTGACTATCAGATAATTGCCGAAGGCGGTAACATCACAGGTATCACAGGTGGAGAGTTTGGTATCGTATTACTAGAACGTGCTATCTATCGTATGTCATATATAGGTTCACCATTATTCTTCCAGTTTGATGCTATCTCAAGAAACTTAGGTTGTAATACCGCAGGTTCAGTTACACAGTATGGACCTAATACATATTTCTTAGCTGATGACGGTTTCTACATGTGTGACGGTACTAATGTTATGAATATTGGTAACGATAAAGTAGACGAATACTTTTACGACAACATGGCAATAGCACAACAAGATACTATTAGTGCTGCTGTAGACCCAGTTCGTAATATCGTAGTATGGAATTATCCTAATACAAATGGTGGTCGTTCACTTCTTATCTATAACTGGTTAGTAAAGAAATGGTCATCTGCTGACACAACTTCAGAATACATTGTATCACTTGCTTCATCTACTATAGCGTTAGAAGGTTTAGATGCGTATGGCACTATAGACTCATTACCTGCTTCATTAGATAGTCGTATTTGGTCAGGTGGTAAGTTCTTATTTGGTGGTGCAGACGGTGCTAAAATTATTACATTTACAGGACAAAATTCTACAGCATCTATCGTTGTAGGTGAAATGGAATTCGGATATAACTCTGTAGTGACTAATGGTCGTGCGCAAATAGATAATGGTGCTTGTACTATGGCTATAGCATCTCGTAAAGAATTAGATGATGCAGTTAATTATAGTTCTACAGTCACACAAAATTCAGATGGCAGATGTCCGTTAAGGTCTTATGGTCGTTATCACAGAATTAAAGTCATACCTACAGGAACATGGAATCATGCTATTTCTGTAGACGTAGACTATACACAAAGCGGTGGTAGATAATGTCTAGGGACATGTATCGTAAGTTAAATTGGCAAGGTGGCACGCCAAGAGAAGTATCAGAAGTAGTAAATAACCTTGTGGAAGGAAAGTCTAACAATACAGGTGACTTTTCTACATCTACAAGCTCTACAACAACTACATTATATGATGAACGTATAGGTTATAATAGCGTAATATTATTTATGCCATTAGACCATAACTCGTCTCAAGAACTTAAAGATATTTACTTTACAAACTTTGCTAAAGGAAGTTGCACAGTTAATCATGGTAATCATGCAACTGCAAGAACTTATCGTTACGCTATCATTGCATGATATTACACTACATACCTAAAGATAATTTACGTCAACATTGGGACTATGTAAAACATGGTCTTGAATTAGTAAGACAACGTGGTCATACATCTTGGATAGTAGAAGATGTTTACTGTGACTGTTATGAAAACAGGTCTATGTTATTTATAGGCATTATAAACAATAAAGCAGTAGGTTTTGTTGTTTTACAACCTATTGGTGATGCGCTTCATATATGGATAACGTGGTCAACACTTCACGATATTACTATCTTTCAACAAGCATGGCAAGAAATACAAGCAATAGCAAAACAAGGCGGTAAGACTAAAGTTACATTCAATTCACAAAGAAAAGGATGGGAACGTAGGGCTAGACAAATGGGTTTTAAACCTCAAACATGGGAATATACACTTTAAGGAAAGCAACATGAAATTATTACATTTTTTAATTCCAGCATTAAGTAACTACTTCACTTTATGGGGTGGAGGTGGTTCAGGTGGTGGTTCTTCTACAACTAAAACTTCTAATGAACTAGACCCTACAGTAAGACCATTTGTTGAATACGGTCTCGGTGAAGCTAAAAATTTATATCAAACACAAACTCCTACATACTATCCTGGTCAAACATACATTAGTCCATCTACACAAACTACACAAGCATTAAATCTTGCTGAACAACGTGCTTTAACAGGAAACCCATTAGTTTCATCTGCACAACAACAACAATTAGGTACAATTGGTGGACAATATCTATCTGCTGGTAACCCATACTTAACACAAGCATTAGCAGGTCCAACACAACAAGCTACACAAGCATATAATGACGCTATTAAAGCAGCACAAGGCACAGCTTCTATGGCAGGTCGTTATGGCTCAGGTGTATCTGCTGACATTCAAAACAGAGCAGCAAATACACTAGCTAATACACTTGCTAACAAATATGGAGAACTTGCATATACTAACTATGCTACAGAACGTGGTTTACAAAATGCTGCTGCATTATCTGCTCCTACTATGGCTGCTGCTGACTATGCAGACATTCAACAATTAGCAAACATTGGTAAAACACAAGAGAATTATGCTCAAACAGCATTACAAGCTGACATTGACAGATATAACTTTGAACAAAATAAACCATACCAAAAACTGCAGGCATACCTTGGTGCAGCTTATGGTGCGCCTATGGGTCAAGTATCTACATCACAGTCACAACAAAGCGGTGGAAAAATTGTATGTACTGCTATGAACAATGAATATGGCTTTGGTAGCTTCCGTAATGCTATTTGGTTAGCTCAGTCTAAAGACTTAGACCCAGCATACGAAAAAGGTTACCACAAACTATTCTTACCATTAGTAAACTATGCTTACAGAAGTGGTGAAAAGAACACTCTACAACGCATTTTAAAGGGTGTTTTAGAGCATATCGCAAGACATAGGACTGCTGATATATGGAAACAAAAACGTGGTAAAAACAGAGATAATTTAGGTATGGTTTATCGTGCTGTCTTAGAACCAATCTGCTATGCAGTAGGAAAGGTAGGTAAGTAATGTTTAAATACTTTAATCCTTTATGGCTTATTCAAAACTTTTTACAACCATCTATAGAGCCAGTAGTAATGGGAGCTGGTATTGGAGCTTTAGGTTCTGCTGTTACAGGTAGAAACCCATTACAAGGTGCTTTATTAGGCGGTGCTACAGGTGGTATTTTAGGTGGCAAAGAAAGTCTTTTAGGTAAAACAGCATTTGGTCAAAAATTATTTGGTAGTGTAGCAGGTGGTTTTGACCCTACTACAGCAGTTGGAGGAACATTACCAGCTTCTACAGTTGTTGACCAGTCTGGAAATATTATTGGTGCTAATTTATCAAGAGCAGGTGCAACACAAGGAGCGCAAGTTGCAGGTGCAGAAGGTTTAGGTAATTTAGTTACAAATAATGTTACAGATACGATTGCTCCTAAAGTATTTAATACTGCTAGAAATACTATACCTAACCCATCTATTGTTCGTGATGCAGCAGGTAATATATCTGGTGTTAATATGTCTATTAGTCCACAACCACAAAGTCTTATTGGAAATATTGGTGATGCTGCTAAAGCAAATGTAATGCAAAACCCAATTTCATCTATCAATATGGCTACACAAGCATTTAGTCCATCAAGACCAAATATTGTGCAACCAACAGCTCCAACACCTATTCAAAGAAAAGACCCTTCAATTATCAACCAAGAAAATGATAAGCAAAGGTTTGACTTAGCTAAGGCAGGTGTATCCCCACAAGTAATTGACTTATTATATCCAAGAGGTTATTAACATGGCATTTTTTGACCCTAATACAAACCCTTTTGAGGGAATGAATATATTTGGTGCTAAACCTAGTGAAGCATTAACAGGCGTTTTAAAAGACGACCCTAATGCTTTAGAAAAACTTAAAAACCAATCATTATTACAAGGTATATTAGGTGCAGGAGCTACATATTTAGCACAACCTAAAAACCAAAATGTAGGTTTAACTTCTATTTTAGGTAAATCATTTTTAGGTGGTATGCAGTCTTCGCAAGGTGCTTATGACGCAGCACTTAAAGGAAAATTAGATACATTAAATTTACAAAAAACACAAAAAGAACTTGAAATGGCAGGAGTGCCTGAATTTCAAAAATTATTAATGTATAAAAATTCTCTTGACCCAAAAAGTCCTACATATCAAGCAGACCTTAAAGCTATCAATGACAAAATTGTTAAAGAGTCAAGTTGGCAACCGCCAACAACACAAGTTATTATGGGTCAAGAAAAAGCAGAAAACAAAGCAGTTGGTGAATTTTTTGGTAAACAATTTGCTGATATTCAAAGTGCTGGTGCTTCAGCTACTAATAAAATTAACAAAGTAGAAAGACTTAATGCGTTGCTAGAAGGAGTGCAAACAGGTAAATTAACTCCATTTGGTGTTGATGTAGCTTCTACCGCATCTTCATTAGGCTTTAAAATTGACCCTAAACTTGGAAATAAACAAGCTGCTGACGCATTATCTAAAGAAATGGCTCTTGAATTACGAAACCCATCTGGAGGTGCTGGTATGCCAGGTGCTTTATCTAATTCTGATAGAGAATTCTTGATGAGTATAACTCCAGGTTTAACTGCAGACCCAGAAGCAAGAAAATTAATTTCTGAGTCTATGGTAAAACTTGCTAAACGTGACCAGGAAGTTGCAAAACTTGCACGTGATTATCGTAAAAGAAAAGGTAATCTTGATGAAGGTTTCTATGATGAATTAGCTAAATTCTCTGATGCTAACCCATTATTTACCAAAACAAATAAAACTATTGAGGTAAAATACTAATGCCATACGATATTAAAACAAAAGATGGTATTGTTTTAAAAGACATACCTGACGACATTAAACCTGATGACCCTATTCTTAAACAAAAAGTTCAAGAAGCTAGAGTTCAAAATAAATTACCCACAATAGAAGTTAAACCAGAACAAACATATAGCAAGGGTGTTGAGTCTGCACGTTCTGCTGCAGGTGGTTTATTGCTTGAATATGCAGATGAATTAGAAGCTGCTTTAAGAACAGGTAAAATTTCAGGTCCTGAATATACTCAATTACGTGATGAACTTCGTGCTAAACAAACACAATTTGCACAAGAAAACCCTAAGTTAGCTTTAGGAACAAAAATAGCAGGTAGTTTAGTTATGCCTGGTGGAGTTGCAGTTAAAGGAGGTAAAGAAGGTCTTACTTTCTTAAAAAACTTAGGTTTAGGAACTACTATGGGTGCTGTTGAAGGTACAGGAGCAGCAACAGATAATCAAGATATATTTCAAAAAGGTATTGAAGGTGCTGCTTTTGGTGGTGGCACTACAGCAGGTTTAAACCTTATTGGTAGAGCTATTGCGCCTACATTAAGAGAAGGTGCTAGAGAGTTACAACAAAAAGGTATTAGACTTACTCCAGGTCAAGCATTTGGTGGAACTGCAGAAACACTAGAACAGTCAGCAGAAAGTATTCCTGTTATAGGTAATTTAGTCAAAGGTGCTAGACGTGCATCTATGGAAGATTTTAATGTTGCTGCCATGAATGATACATTAAGTTCTATTGGTGAAAAAGTAACAAAAGGCTCAACAGGAAGAAAAGCATTAATTGAAACAAGAGATAAAGTATCTTCTGCTTATGAAGAATTATTACCAAAATTAAAACTTACACAAGACTCTACTTTATCTAATAATTTAGATAGTGTTGTTAAAAAATATTCTAAAGGTAAATTATCTCAACCACAAATTGAGCAATTAAATGAATATATTAGTGGCTTAAAAGGTGATATTGGAAATAAAGTTGTTCAAGGTGAAAAAGTTAAACTTATTCACGAAGATATTAAAAATTTAGTAGAGTCTTATCGTGGTGCAAAAGGTACAGAAAAACTTTATGGTGACGCTTTAGAAGATGTACAAAAAGCATTTAAACGTAGTCTAGAAATTCAAAACCCTAAATATATTAAAGACTTACGCAATGTAGATGAGTCTTATGCTAAATATATTAGAGTAGAAAATGCTGTAACTAGAGCTAGTAAACAAGGTTCAGAGCCTGTATTTAGTCCAGAACAATTAGCTGCATCTATTCAAAGTTTAGAAAAAACATTGCGTAAAGGTGCTATTGGTCGTGGAACTGCATTAATGCAAGACTTATCTAATAAAGGTATTGATGTATTAGGAACAAGAGTTCCAGACTCAGGAACAGCAGGAAGATTAGGAACTGCAGCTTTATTAACTGGTGGAGCAGCAGCAGTAAGTCCAAAATTAATTCCATTAGGTTTATTGTCAGGTCTTTATACAGACGTTGGTCAAAAATACATTATGCCTACTTTATTAAGTCCAAGAAGACCTGGTGTTGAATTAATTGGAAGAAAAACTGCTCAAATATCACCTTATGTAGGAACTGGTTTAATGGGTTATAGTAATGAGGAAGAACAATAATGGTAAAGAACGACACAGACTCACGTTTAAATACGCATGAAGAAGTTTGTGCTATTCGCTATGAGCAAATAAATGCAAGACTCAAGCGTTTAGAGCAAATACTTTTAGGTACAGCAGGTTTTGTTATTGTATTTTTATTAACACACTTTGCAAAATGACATTTATCACAGAGAACAACATAGCTAATTTATATTCAGCTTTAATAGAGTTCCCTGTGTTTGACGAGTATAAACTCCCACCAGCATCTAAAGTAGACTTCGTAGTAGTGCATGATGATACTATCTGTGGACAATATGAACCGCCTGAAGCAGGTGAACCACATGTCATCACAATATCTACTGCAAAGTGTGGACATTTAGATACAGTTATCAAGACTATCTGTCACGAAATTATCCACATGATATGCTATCTTGAAGCACCTAAAACAGAGAAATACACAAGTCACAAAGGTTTATTCTTAAAACTACAAAAGAGAGTAGCTAACACACTTGGCTATGACCCTAAGGAATTATAATGGATATTGCAGAATTTTTAAGGCAATTAACAGAACAACAAAATACTCAGCAAAATGTTACTAGCGTAGGTAATGATAACTTAAATATTAATGCTTATACTAGACCTACATTAGGCGGTAATGTTAATGCTTATCAAGAAACTCCTGTAGGTTTATTAAGTGGTACTGTTGGCAAAGAAGGTACAAATCCAATATATAAAGACATTGCTTTAACAAACCAAAATTTTAGAGGTGGTATATTAAGTCAACCAGGTGATGTTGCTCCTTATGGCGAATATCGTGATGCTAACATTATGGCTAAAGTTATAGGTGGTAATTATCCTAATGCTTCTGCACAATACACTACACCATTAGCAGGTGGTAAATTTACAGGTGGTGCTAATTATAGTAAAGATGGTTTAGGTGTTAATGCTGAATATGCAAAACAAATAAATGACTGGTTATTAAAAGCAACAGCAAATGCAAACCCTTATGAAAAACAACTTTTATTTGGATTAGGAAGAGAGTTTTAATGGACCCAATTACTATACTAGCAGCATTAGGACCATTAGCAGTAGACTTAGGTAAATCACTTATTAATCGCTTTGTAGCGCCTGACCAATTTAAACCTGCTACTATAGAACAATATGCTCAGATGAAAAACATTGACTTAGAGTTCTTTAAAGTAATGAATGAAGCAGGTAGTGGTAACCCATCATATCCATGGGTAGAAGCTATTGTAAGACTTATGCGACCAACTATAGGTTTATTAGTATTAGCAACATGGGCTACAATGCACTTAAAAGGTATAGCAACACAAGAAGTAGATAACTTTGCTAGTGCTGTAGGTTTCTATCTCTTTGGGGAACGTAGTTTATTCTACATTAAAAAGAAATGATAGTCTTAAACATACTTAACTTTATCGGTTTAGCAATACTTAAATTATTAGTAGTATCCTTGTTATTCGTAGCTATGGGTTTCTCTATTTTATTTATGTATGCTATGCAATATCTCACACAAGCACTTACTTATATAGACAAAAATGTTAATTGAAGTAAAAAGGTTTGAGTTTAAAGACACGCATACTATAGGTAAAATGTATATAGATGGTATATACGAATGTTACACGCTAGAGGACGTGGTCAGAAATGGCACTAAAGTTATAGGTAAGACTGCTATCCCTACTGGTGAATATAAACTCATTATAGACGCTTCTACACGCTTTAAACAAGATATGCCACATATACTAGACGTTCCAAACTTTACCGGTGTTCGTATTCATTCAGGTAATACATCTGCTGATACAGATGGATGTATATTACTTGGAACAACATGGTCAGGACAAGACTTTATTGGTAATTCTAAAGTAGCTTATAAGAAGTTTTTTGAGAAGTTACAGAAAGCTAAAACAGCCACAATTAAGATATGCTAGATTATTTAATCTGCGACATATTATGTGCTATTTATCATTTTAAATACGTGTTTCTCATGCTAATTTTATATCTAGTATATAATAAAGTATCTCAACACTAGAGAAACTTATGAAATATAAATCAGTTTTAGTTATATCTGACTTACACATTCCATATCATCATCCTGACGCATTTTCGTTTCTAAAAGCACTTAAAAACAAATACAAGTTTGACCATGTAGTCAACATAGGTGATGAGTTAGACCAACATGCTATTTCTATGCACGAACATAACCCAGACCTATACTCTCCTGGGCATGAATTAGAACAAGCTAAAAAGCACGTAAAAGAACTAGAAAAGATATTCCCAAAGATGACTCTAGTTCACTCTAATCACAGTTCTTTAGTATATCGTAGAGCATTAAAATATGGCTTGCCAAAGGCTTATTTAAAGCATTACAACGAGTTTTTAGGCGTTGGTAAGGGTTGGGTATGGGTAGATGATTACACCATTACATTAAGTGATGGCAGTCGTTGTTTTTTTACTCATGGCTTATCTGCTGACGTTCTTAAAGTAGCACAACAATATGGTATGAATACTGTGCAAGGTCACTATCATACTAAGTTTAGTATTGGTTATTACAGTAACCCTGATGCTCTTATTTGGGGTATGCAAGTCGGATGTTTAATCCACCAAAAGTCTATGGCATTTGATTATGCTAAAAACTTCAAGAGTCGTTTTATTGTAGGATGCGGTATTATTATTAATGGACAACCAAAACTAATGCCTATGGTATTAAAACAGAATGGGCGTTGGAATGGCACTATTTGTTAGGACAATTATGCAAAGGTCAGAAGTAGAAATTATCTGCAATCACATGATTGGTAGAGTCATTGTATCATGTGAAGCATTACATGGTGATAGCACTATAGTAATAGGATTAGATGACGATAGCCTAATTGAAATTAGTGGTGAAGAGTTATCTATCTATGGTGAATTAACACCTAGAGACGATTAGACACAAATAACAATACCATTACTTCCTATTTGACAAACTGTTACAGAACCATCTGGTGCTAATATAGTCGTAGTTTGACCTATAGCTTTTTCAGTTCCCCAAATAGCTAATGCTGCCATTACAATAACAAATATTAAATATACTTTATTCATCATCACTCCTTTGTAATTGAATTGCTGTTTCTTTAGGAACACCATCTACAATATACATATCTACAGCATTATCTAATGCAATCTTATCTTTACGAACTCTATCAATAATCAACTGACAATAGCCTTGAATATCAAGCCATGAGTCAAGATAATCAGGGTCACCATTTACAATTCTACCCATTTTAGTTGCAATCATTTCTAATGCTTCTTTTTGGTCTGCTTTTAACAAACGATAAGACTCACCATTATGAATAAGAGTTTTAAAGTCTTGTGATATTTTAGACCTATTTAAAAAGTTGCCATACTGCTCTTCTCTTTCATTTAAAATTTCTTCTATCTGCATATCATCCCCTTATAAAAAATAAATCAATTACCTGATACGTACCATAAAAAAAGCCTATTATACTACCAATTACTAAAATCCATATAATATAATCAATTACTTTTTCCAAAATTTCCATGCTTCATTCCTTTTAGATAATCCATTACGTTCACCGTATGGAGTTGGTTTGGGTAAAGTAATATATCCTTGTCTTTCTAAATTAGATAGTCTATGTCTATTAGTTACGCAATTTTGAATAATATCTTTTAATGTACAATTAGGATGAGTATTCATATAAGATTGAATAAAGTTAGCTTGTCTTTGCTCATCTAGTTTTGTGTACATTATATTTCATTCCTGTTTTAAAAGCATTTACTTCAGCTCTATCAATATTAAAATACTTAGCCCAATTACTTTTACTTCCTTTTGGCATTGCTTTAGGTAGTTTAATTAATCCTTTTTTATCTAATTCTCTAACTCTAGTGTGATTGCCAAATGCGTGTAATATAACATGGTTTCTTCCTGCTGTAGGATGTTCTTCCATGTATTTATTTACTATGTCTATTAATTGTTCATCAGTTACTTGCATTTTTTATTCCATGAGCCTGTTCTACTAATCTTGCAAATCTAAATATTCTATCTATTGTAACCAACTGGTCACCTTTACCAAATGCTTCTTTATATATCTTAATAATTTCTTCTTGTGTAAGTGGTTTAGAGTCCATTATTACTTTCAATCAATCGTTGCGTTTCTTCTGAATACTTATTCATTGACTTGTATTCTTCTATCTTATCACCTCTAAATAACGGTGTAATCTTA